AGTTCACTAGAACCCTCTAGTTCCTCACCGGCTTTCCACTGTGCCTTGAGGCCAACGGTTCCCGTGATTGGGAATCGCATGGTGGTACCGCTAGTGATAGCCCGAGTGGTGACAAGTGGCTCAAAGATGTTGTACTGATCGTACGCATTGAGAACTTCACCACTCCAAATAGGAAGCCAATATTCTGCATCAGCACCCTGAGCAGTTCCGTATTGACCAACAGTTGTTGACGAAGTGCTGCCAGCAGCAGAACCACCTGTTAGCCAACCAGTCTGAGAGTTCGCATTCTGGGGAAAATATGGATAACTGTTAACATTATCAGCCATGAGATAATCTCCTTATGTTTAGAAAGTAAAAACACTAAGGATTAGATTATCCTAGTCCCTTCTCACGGGGATTGTTAGGGTCATCTCCTCTTGTAGCCGTGTTGGTGAGTAATCACCATCCGTCTTTCGACGGCTTGCCGGAAAGCAGGGTCGGTACGATACCGAGGATCTGAAATTGCTGCTTTCATTTCCGCCTCCGAGTTGAATGCTTGTGCTTCAACACCGGGCTTGGGAACTTGACCGGCTGGTACGGCATTTGGGGTTGAGACAGACGGCTCAGGTTGAGATTTCTGAGTGGCTGGTTGAGCCTGCTGATATCTTGCTTGAAGACCAAGAAGTATAGAGGCACTAGCAGGGGTTTGCAGTCCTCTGTTCATGGCTTCAACCTCAGCAGCAGACAAGTTTTCACCCGCCCACTTGAAAATCCTTTTTAGATTATCCGCACCGCCAACAACCTTGGCAGATTCATCGAATGCTTGCTTCTGCATTGCTTGTCTGCCACGAACCATTTGCTCGACTACAACAGGATCTGCGTTGAGTCTCTTGGCAACTTCCCTTCTTGTGGCTTCCGTAAGGTCGCCATTCTTATCAATCTCCCTTCCCCACCTTGCCCAATCCTGCTCGGTGATATTACCGTATTCTGGATCTTTAGGTTTTGAAATTGACAACTCATCAGGAATATTGCTGATGTCCTCAACAACAGGTTCTTCCTGTTGCGTAGGTTGTTCTTGAGCCTGCGGGTCATAATTTGGATTTCCAACCGCTGTCTCGTTGTATTGCTTCTTAAGTTCGGCAATCTCTTGCCGAGACTTAGTATACTGTGACTGGGCACTCTTCAAAGAGTTGAACCAGTCCTCAGCATTTTTAAAATTTTGGGGAATCTTTTCCCCTTGGTCCTTGACATACCTTACAAACGCAGCCCTTTCACCTGCAACAACAGGATCCTCGTCTGGTTCTTTGGGCATGACAATATCATTACCTACCTGAGTCTCGATGGATTCTTCAGGCTTGTTTTCTTCTATCATTTTTCTTTATCTCCTTTGCGATTGTTCGCTTCTTGCGAGTCGCTTTGGAACTATCGGGCTTTAACCCGGTATTCTCAATTGCGTATTTCTTTGTGTTATGTGGAGTTTTCATCCATACTTCTTCTTCATCATAGGCTTCTTGCCCTTTGGAGCAACAGCCTTACCTGCCTTCTTCTTTCCCTTCATTGGTGAGTAATCCTTCATCATTTCCTTCTTAGACTTCATTGGCATGTTTGCCTCCTTTTGATAGTGCAACCTTAGGGATATTATAAAAAGACATGGATCACCTTCCTTTCTTTTTAAAACCTTTCAACGTCTTAGCGAGGTTGCATTGACGCTTTGAGCGAGTTGAAAGATCCTTGGATTGACAATAACCAGAAATTGATTTACCGGCTGCCTTTGCTTTTTTTGTAAGTGCGCCGGGTCTTTTTATAGCGGACTGAATCCATTTCTTTTTTGCCACTTATTGCTCCTTTAGCATGTGATCCTGTTTTACGAGTAGTGTGACCGCAGTTACATTTAAATTTCTTAATCATAATTTATTCCTTAAATTTTATACCTCACGATCACGATTCCAGAGCCGCCTGCACAGTTATAGGTGTCGTTAGGTTTGCCGCCACCACCGCCGCCAGTGTTGGCCGTTCCGGGGAAATTAGTGTCCCCGCCGCCGCCAAGCCCGCCCCCGCCGCCAGAGCCGCCGCTGCCGCCGCCTCCACCTGCGTAGTAAGTCCCGGACCCTGCGGGCCATTCCAACCCGTCGCCGCCGTCTCCACCGGTATAACTGACCATCGGACCTCCAGCAGCGCCAGCACCGCCACCTCCGCAGCCTCCCACAACTACGCCAGCAGGCGTCTGACCGCCGCCACCGTCGTTACCTTGACCAGCCGTTCCGCTGCCGCCGACGCCGACAGCAGTATCGTTCCACGATGCGCCGCCTCCGCTGCCTCCAGCCGCTCCGTTTGATCTGTTGAGTCCAGCACCGCCACCGCCCCCAATTGCGGTCAGCGTGGTAAACCCAGAACCGGCAAATGTCGAGTTTTGGCCGTTGTTGCCGATACTATTAGAACCAGTACGGTCTGCGCCGCCTGCCCCAACGGTGATAGTGTACGACTGTGCCGAAAGCGATGCCGTGCCGGTCAACATGCCGCCCGCACCGCCACCCGACCCGCCGTTTCCGCGTCCACCGCTACCACCACCGGCAACAACCAAGTATTCCACGCTTCCACCGCTTGACACGGTAAAAGTACCGTCAGAAGTAAACGTGTGGTACTTGTAGCCACCCGAGGTCGTCTCAGTGCCACCCGAGGCTTGTGCCCAAGCCTCCTTGGACCGCACGACCACGATTCCGGAGCCGCCGTCTCCACCGCTGACCGACGCGCCGCTGACAGTGTTTTCTGACGTGCCGCCACCGCCGCCGCCGGTGTTGGCTACACCATTAGATCCGGGAGTATTGTTGAGTCCACCGTCGCCACCACCACCCAAACCGCCAGAACCTGCCGCTGCTGCGTTGTATAGGGTGATTGAACCCCCGCCGCCGCCGCCGTAGTAGTTCCCGCTACCGGTGGGCCACTCAATACCGTCTCCGCCGTCTCCAGTGTTAGTTCCGTACGCGGCAACACAACTTCCATTTCCGCCTGCCTGACTTGCACCGCCACCACCGCCACTACCCCGGCTCGGGCTAGAACTGCAAGACGCAGTATTGACCCCATCGCCGCCTGCATTGCCTTGGCCCGAGGTGCCCGCTCCGCCGAACCTATCAAAACCAGCGCCACCACCCGAACCGCCGGTTGCTCCGTTGTTATTGGTGTTGCCGCCTGCGCCACCACCAATAGCAGTCAAACCAAATGCCGTGCTATCCTCGCCGTTGTTTGTCGCATTGACGTATATACCGTAGTTGGAGGAGTTGCCTGCACCTCCTGCACCCACGGTGATTGAGTAGGATTGGGCGGTCAGGGATTGGGTGCCGGTCAGCACCCCGCCGCCACCACCGCCAGCGCCAAACCATTTGTTGCCACCGCCACCACCAGCCACGATGCAATACTCCACGACACCCTCGTTGGACACAGTGAGCGTACTGTCGCTGGTAAACGTGGAATACTTGTAACCGTCTGCGAACGTCTCAGTGCCGCCAGAGATTTGTGCCCAAATCTCAGCAGCAGCAGTTTGAGTAATTAAAATTGTTTCAACAATGCCCTCAACAGTTATAATTGTTATTGCTCCAGTTCTATCTTCTGATCCACTATGCTGAGCAACAGAAAAAGTAACTGTTCCGTTTCCAATATGTGCTGTATTTGTCAGTGTTATCCAACTATTATTTGTTGTTGCTTTCCATTGACAATCAGATTGTGTCTCAACAGCAATTGTTTCCCCTGAATGAGAGGTATCATCAAACTGAGTATTGGATACTGTGGTTCTGGTAATTGTGCAATCATATTGAGGAAGTGTTTCGTCGGGAATGACTTCTTCTTTTATTACCGATGCTCTGGGAGGATTGAGACTAAATGGATGGCCTGATGGCAACAAACTCTTTACTTTATATTTTTCTGCAAAGTAACCTTCAAGTTCTTCTCTGTATGATAATTGATCAATGGCTCGATCTTGTGTTTCTTTGAGTAAAACTAATTCATAAAAATCACCAGAAAAGAAATCAACCAATGTTTCTGTGTCAGCATCAAAGGCTGCTCCAATATAAGCAGCATCAGTTGTGTTGATGGTATTGTAAGGAATATCAGAATATTGAGGAGGGAAACCCGGTTCCACTCCATTACTTCTAAACTTTACAATACCACCTATTCTCGATACAATTAGAATTAATGGATTACCAACTGTATATGCTCCATCTCCTGATAAAACTGTTTCTGGTGTGCCATCATATTGAGTATTAAATTTAATTCTGTTATTGCCGTTTGAATCATCTAGTATAATTTGCAACGATCCATCAGTGCCAATACCACCTTGACTGAAGATGACCTGTTCGTTTCCTGTAGAAGCACCCGGAACAACAACAAATCCAAAAATAAAATCTGTATTTAGTGGAAGTTGGAATCTATCAGTATCTTCTGAATTTACAAACACATCATCAACACCATCAAAATCCAAAGGAATAAATCCATTTAAACCATATGCGGTTCTTCCTGCTTGCTGGCTGGTTGTTTCTTGAATAAAATCATCTGAATCGTTTGCAGCATATAAAGAACTGTTTGATAGTGTTGTATATGTGGCTCCATCATCTGATGTTGTGAATTTTTCTGGTTTGTACCAAGCAAAACATGGAGCAATTTGATTTGGGTTTTTTACAGGTCCAAGCGTCTTGTTCCAAAACACATCCCAATCTTCTGGAATATTGTAGTTTTGTTCTCTGTTGTAAAGAAGGGTATTCCTATAATTTACAATAAATTCTTTTGTGCCAGTTCCCATGAATTGTGTTTGGTTAACACGAAGACTTAACAAATCTCCTCTATTGAAATCACCATCAATGTTGATTGACATAAGATAAGGAATGTAACGATCATTTCTTATTACAGTTGGAATTGGTGATGCACTTGGGATTTCTGGTGCTGGCTCATCAAATAAAAGATTGAAATTATCAGATGTAACATCATTTACATCTGGTTCGTTAGATCTAAAAGTCAATGAGTATGTTATATTTGGATCACCAGTTACAC